TCGTGAACGGCTTGCCCTTCGTCTTCCCATAGAGAATGACTGTCGAGCCGCTCGCCGCCGGTGCGGTGTCCCCCGCCACGAACTCGCGGAATTCGGCGATGTTCGGCCCGCGTTCGTTTGCAGAGTAGTTGGTCCCGAGCGTGCTGCTGGTGCTGCCCAGTGCTGCCGCCAGTTCGGTCGCAATCTGCGTCGTGGTGACTGTGGTGCCGATGGTCAACACCAGGTCCCGCCCGTTGCATGTCACAGTGAGCGTGTCATTGGCGACCCACGTCCCGCCGATTGTGATCGTCTCGCGTTGGGCGATCGCCAGAGCGTTGCCTGTCCATCGTCTTGTAGCCATGCGTTACCCAGGGGGAAGAGCAAATAGTGGAGTCGCCGACTCGAACGAGTACGACCACGAAAGAGGGTACTGAATGTTGCCGTTGCGCAGGAATTGCGGGGTCCCGTAGGTAATCCGCCGTTCGTTGACATGCTCGACGCCGGGAAACGCCGGGGGAGGCGGTGACGGTCTCGCTCCACCGCCCACGCTCGACCCGCTTTGAGTGCATCGGTACGGGGTCTGCTGCCGCACAGTCTGCCGCAGCGGTGGCCCGGTGATTGTCTCGACCATGACCCACGCCTCGCCACCACCCGAGAAGTCGTAGGTCTCGGTGTATGACTCGACGCCCAACTGAGTCAGGTACTCGGCTTCGAGCGAGATCGAATAGGTGCGGTACGTCGTGTACTCGGCCCCGTCGCCCTCGGGGTAGTCCAACTGCATGACCCGCACGCCACCCGGGGAGCCCGCGTTCCGCATCGCATGACGCACTGTGACGCCATCCGACGCGTACAGCACGAGGTCGTAGTTATCGGCACCATAGCCCGCTTCGAGCGTCTCTATCGCGGTCCTGAGCGTGTCTGCGTCTGCCGCATGCAGGATCCCGCGAACCTGCCACCGCTCGATATAGCCCTTCCGCAGACCGATCGTGTTAAAGGTCGGCTGCTTGCTGATCGACACCGAGACCTCGGCGTCTGCGTGCGTGTAGGAACCGTAGCGGAGGATCATTGCAGGGGGATCGCCTGAGCCTGTCGGATGCGTGTCTCAGTGTTCTTCAGTTCGGTCTGAAGCTTCTTGATCATCTCGTTTTCGATTTTTGCCAACGCTGGCTTGATCTTCTCTTCCAACTGGTTCGCCAAGTCAGCGGGATCGATTTGCAGATTGAACGTGTTCTTCACCTCGGCTGCAATCTTAGCTTCGAGATCCGCCGCCCGCTTGGCCGCTCCGGTTGCCGCCAGGATCGCGTCGAATCCGCCAGCCCCCGCCGCCTGCTTGGCCTGCTCGCTGATGAGACCAGCAAAGCCCTGAAATCCCCGGGCCTGCTCCAGCTCCGGCCCGGTCAGTGCCTGGATGCCCCCCTGTTGGATCTTCTTGGCGATGTTGGAAATGGCTTGTTGCTCGGGCTGAGTCATCAGGCCGAACTCTTGCCGAGCTGCCTCGATGCGCTGCTTCTCTGCGGCCAGCAAGTCACGTTCGGCCCGCGTCCGCTTCAAGATCATCTCGTTGAGTTGCTCTTGCAGCGTCAACGCCTTCGACTCGTCCTCCTTGAGCGTCTCAGCCTTCCGCTTCTTCTCGTCTTGCAGGAAGTCGGGCAGGATCTTCGGCAGCAGATCGCGGAAGATGCCGGTGGACTCCGAGAACTCCTTGACGCCCTCCCAGAAGTTCACTCCCGCGATGTAGAGAGGCGACCGCTTCGCCCCCTCCTCATCGCCACGCACCACAGCCGCGATGGTCTTGAGCGTGTCGCCGATGGAGTTGGCGAACTGAGCCCCGAGACCAATGGCAGCCGGTGCCGCCATTGCACCCGCAACACCTCGGGCAAAGCCGCCCTTCTGCTCGCTGAAGAATCCCGGCCCGCCAGAAGCCGCCCGCTTCTGCGCCTCGGCTTCCTTCTCCAGCCGCACCTCTTCGGCCTTGGCCCGCTTGAATGCCGCGAGACGCTCAGACAAGCGAATCGCCTTAAACTTCGTCGCTGCTGCCTCCATCGCCTTAGACTTGGCGTCGGCCTCAGCGTTGACGCGGGCTTCCTCGGCCTTCTCGCGCTTGAACGCTGCCAGCCGTTCCGAGACTGCAATCTTGCGAAACTTGGCGGTCGCTGCCTCACTCGCCCGCTTCTTCGACTCAGCCTCTTCGTTTAGCCTGACTTCCTCGGCCTTCTCCCGCTTGTAGATCGCCAGCCGCTCCGCCGACTTGATCTTGCGGAACCGCGTCGCTTGCTCTTCAGCTTGTGCCGCTTTCTCGGCGGTCAACTGTTGAAGCTGGATTTCCTCCTCAGCGTTGCGCTTCGTGGCCTTGAGTTCCTTGATCCGCTCGTCCCGCCGCATCGCTGCCATGCGGGTCTCAGCGGTCGTCATCTTCTGATAGACCGCATCCGACGCCTTGCCGATCTCGGCGATCCCCCGGGCTGCTTCCACGGTCGAAGAGCGAACCTTGCCCATCTCGCCCTGGGCGATCTTCGCGGGCTTCGACACCGCTTCCTCGATGCCCTTGCGGATGTCGGCTTGCCCCTCGGCTTGGAGGCGAATCTTGATCGTGACGTCCCTGCTGCCGTCAGCCATTCGCGACCTTCCCCAAGAGGTTAAGTTCCTGTTCGCACGCGTCCATCACTTGCCGGATGATCGACGCATTCCGCCGCACGATGCCATCGTCGGGCCACTGGTTGACGGCACGGCATTCGAGGTAATGCTGATAGGCTCGCTGGTTCCGCTCGTTCAACGCCCGCGATGCTTCCGGCGTCCCCTTCGGGCAGCCATTCGCCCGCGTCCTGCACGGTGCCAGGTTGCCCTTGGGTCGCTTCATCGGCTTCCCGCCATGTTCCATCCGTCGCCCTGTCTTCTCGTCGTAGACATGGGTCTCGCAGTCCGCACAGTCACGCCACGCGATGCCTGGGTGGAGGATGGCCAGCCTCACACCCGCTGCCAGTTTCCCGCGTCGTCGCTCGCCTCGGTGCTGTTGATGATCGAGTAGATCCGCATCAACACGGGGTGAACCAACCGCATCAGGTTTTCGGCAGTGATCGGCACTGACTCGCCCTTGCTGTTGCGGATGTCCCACGAGACCAGATTCTTCGCCAGTCTCTCGGCCACGAACTTGTGCCACGCGGCATCGTCCAGGTGCTTGCCCCGAACGACCTGCTCCGTGAACTGCGAGGCGTCAGCAGGCCGATAAGCGAAATTGATCTCCGGCCACCGCCCAGCCGCTTCGGCAATCCGCCCGTCTCGCGTGTAGCCATCGTCCACGAATGCCGTCAGCACCATCATTCCGCCTCACAGAGGATTCGATAAAGCTCTGACCTGGCCCGCACCAGATCGCCCAACGCCTTCGGCCCGACGCGATCTTCGATCCCGCCCAACCGCACCCACAGCTCGCACAACTGCGCCCGCGTCTGTCCACTCATGCGGTGCTGTCGTGGGTGATGACCAGTTCCTTCGTCGTGCTGCTCTGCTTCGCCACGCCTTGAAGTTGCAATAGGATCTCTCCTCGCCCATCAACGACCGGGCTCTGATCAGGAATCTGGAGTTTCGCGATCGAGAACGTCGTCGAGTAGTTGCCGTTCGTGAACACGAAAGTAGCCGCCGCTGCCCCCCCGGTGTTGACCCCGTACAGGTCCACCTCGGACGACGTGTAGGGAACCGTCAGATTCACGGTGACGATGCGATCGGTCGAGTGAATGTCGGTCGCAGTCTGCGAGTTCGAGAATCTCGCGTTGAGTGCGTTGTCGATGGTCAGGTCCCACTGCGTCACAACGCGGGCCGACCCGTTGACTGTGCAGACGCAATCCTGCCAGACGTAAGGCGGATCGACGGGAGCCGTGATCGAGGGAAACGCGGTCGCCGAGACGACTTCCGTCTTACCGATCACGTCGAGGTCGAGTTCCAGTGGGCCACCAGCAGCCGCCCGGAAGGTTGCTCGATTCACCTGACAGCCAGCGTACACAAACCGCTTCGCCACGCGGTCGATGAGCACGTCGAACTCGGGCAGAGTCTCGGCCAAAGCGAAGACGTCGGTGGCCTCGTTCGCCCCCAAGATGCGAGGCAGCAACAAGTCGAGCATCGCGGGGGTGGCGTGGAATTGCAGCCCGCCACCGATAGCGTAGGTGCCGTCGCGTGTCCGCTCTGCTGGGTGCGAGCGTGTCCCCCGCAGTCCGGCAGTGTCCACGATGGTCAACTGCTTGCGGAGCGATTCGGCGAGGAACTCGTAAGCCTCGGTGTACGATCCGATCGCGGTGCCGCCTGCTGCCAGAGACAGTCGCGACTGATGACCCATTGACCCCATGTCATCTCTCCTTCGTGATGCGTTTGACTGCGGCGTCAGCCACCGCGTTGACGACCTCTTGCTCTGTCTTGCGGCTCATGCCCATGAACGGCCTCGCTGGCATGCGTCGCGTTCCGGTCTGGTGGTACTTCGCGTATGGCACCGATGTCCCGAAGATCAGATACGCTGGGTCCGCACTCGTCTCCCAGATCGTATCTGACGTGCCGTTCGGAGTCACCACCGATTCATACAATCGCCCGGTATGCACGAGGATCTTCGAGAAGCCCTTGCGGTCGATTGTCACCTGCGACAACTCCTCCCACGGCATGCCACCAGGGGAGACCTCGGACAGAAAGATCTCCCGCTCCCCCGCCTGCAGGATCGGCACGAGAGAATCGAGAAGGTCCGTCGGGTCTTCGTCCACCTGGGAGGCGATGGCGAAGAACCGGTCGGGAGCCCCGCCCGCGTCGATGGCGATCACGTGCGACCCTCGCGATTGGTGAGCCTGAGCAGGAATCCCGAGACGTACAGGTCCCGAGCGTATGCCGTGGGGTCGACGATCTGGAGGGGTTGCACGCCGATCTGATGCACGAGCGACTGGGTGAGCCGCTGCGACGAGAACGCCTGCCGGATCGTCTGCCGCCACGCGAGACGCTGGTCAAAGTCGGCCAGTTGCTTCTCGTTGACGTTCTCCGCCGTGATCTTTGTGGAGGCGACGATTGCCACGAGGACGGGATAGATCACATCGTCCTTCAGATTGCTCTGCGGGGCCACGGTCTCCGCCCCGAATGGTGCAATCACCACGGCGGGCAACTGCTGCGAGTTCATCCGAGCGATCTCCACCGCCGGAACCTGGCACAGCACGACGTTCCCCGGGGGGATGCCGGGCAGGTCGAGGGCTT